AGCTTAACGCATAGTGGGCAATCAGCACCAATGCAGACGTACGAGCGCTTACCGCTGGTCTTCTGCTTTAGGAAGTGCTGCTTGTAGATGGCGAATGGGCCACTCTCGTCCAGGAACTTAAAGACCTGGTGCTTGTTCTCTTCAAACTTTACCTCAGTTGGGTAGTCGCTTGAAGTGGTGATGCTGTCCGCGGCATCCCAGCCCGAAAGGACTGAGGTCGATGAAGCAGTGTTCTGCTCTGGACGTGAATCAATGTCGTCGGCAACGTAGCTGGCGGCATCTGGGGCATTTTGCTGTATTGGCATGTTTTTCCTTAGATAGTTGTTTGCATTTCTTTTGCGCGGATAGTTTCCCACGCCTCGGCGATCTTGTCAACAAGGTTCCGGTGTATAGACCAGTCTACACGATCTGTATCCAAAAGTCCAGCGTTAGCAAAAATTACTACCGTGGCCTCTACCATTTCCTTGCTGTACAAGCGCCTCCCAGCATACTCCTTACCGTTGGCCCCCTGCTTGGAAGGGAGCCGGTAAGGAGATGATGGAAGTATTCCTTTGTCCAACCATTGCCTCATGGTTTTGGTTGAACGTCCTAGGGCCTTAGCTAAAGAGCCTAGTGTGTACATCTGAAGTTGTCTACCGTTTGGCAAAGTTTTTTCAAAGTACGTGTCTTCCCAGCTAGTTACAACTGAAGCTTTGGGTGCGACAGGTTCACGGCGTTTACGCTTACTGCCCGGGTAAAACTTATCCAGGTCAGCAAATGTTTCGTCGAAAAAATCTTTAGTCATTTGGCTTTTCTACTTCCTCGCATTTCTCCTCTAGGAGTGCGAGGACGTCTGCCTTGTAGCAAATATCGTCAAACGAGTCAACGTTAAGTTCGCATACCGCGTTGTAAATACGCACACGTTCTGCCTGTGCACCTAACTCAAGTATCTTCTCAACGGCCGGAGAAGGGTTATTTAGATCTACCCGCAGTTCGTCTTTAATTATTTCTAGCGGGTTGAACTTTGCAAATAGCTCAAAGAACGATCGGCTCACTCGTACTCACCCTCGCTAATTGGAAAGACTCTGAGTACCTGAATAAGGTGGGTGCAAATTTCGACCATGTCGGTGTCATACATCTTATCGGCAGCGGCCAGCTCTTGCTCCAGGACACGCAGCAATTCTTCGCGCTCGTCTTGTCTGCCAAGAGTATAGTCGCGCAGGTTTGAGATGCCACGAGCGTGTAGCTCTGCCATCTTGGACATTACTTCTTCTCCAAGACGATTGCCCAAGTAACCTTCTCAGGGAACATGGTGTCAATGTCCTCATCAGTTAGCTTGCCCTCGTAGTAAGCAGCCATAACCGCGTCCTGGTCTAGGACAGTGATGGTCTTAGTGCAGGTTTCAAACACGCCCTTTGACTGAAGGATTGAGTTTGCCTTGTCTTCGTCAAACTGCTTTGAGACACGACGCTGCTTTACGATTGAGCGGGTTCCGGTACGTTCGTCATCGACCGTAAGAACAATGCTGCCCTTTTCGTTTGGCTCGCCTAGGTCTTCGATGTAACCAGTTAGGCGCTTCTTGATAGTGTTAACGCGCTCGGTGATCGCCTCAGCTTCGTCCTTTAGGGTGACGTACTGCTGAACTTCACGGCGGATTGGGTCCAGGTCTGGTCCTGGTTCGTTGGTAATGATTGGCATGTATTCCTCATTAGTCTAAAATCCCGTAGGATTTGCTAACTCTTAGCAATACAAACGTTAAGGCTATTTTCCCTGGTTGTCAAGTTCGGGATAGACAAATTTTTCTAGGGCTTCGATAAGCACGCTAGTTACCGTAATTCCCTGCTCAGCTGCTTGGGCTTGAGCGGCGGTCCATAGGTCATCTGATACGCGAATGGTCCTAGTTGGGGTCTTAGGTGCGTTGGGCATACTAAAAGTATATACATTGTGTATATACATTTAGGGGCGTAACCTAGACGACCTTGCCACCGGGGATCCACAGGATATCGCCGCGGTCGCGGTTAGCATACCGAGCCAGCACAAAAAGCAGGTCTGACAATCTATTTAAATATTGTGCTGGAAGAACACTTATGCTGTCGCCGTGCTCCTGGATAGCGGCCCAGGTGCACCGCTCTGCACGGCGTACTACAGTCCTAGCTACGTGGAGGTGTGACGCTGGCGCTGTTCCAGAAGGCAGCACAAACGAATTTAACGGATTTAGTGAGCCGTTAATTAAATCAATGTAAGTCTCCAAAGCCATAATTTGCTTTTCGGTGACTCGCAAAGGCGGGTACTTAGGATTTTCTACTACTGGGGTGCATAGGTCAGCGCCAACGTCAAACATGTCGTTTTGCACTTCCAGCAGGATGTCGTGGATCTCTGATTCGACCTTGGTCTGACTAAGGCTTGACAGGACTACGCCGATGTAGGAGTTAGCCTCGTCTACTGTTGCAAAGGCTTCTAGTCTGGAGTCAGTCTTAGAAGTACGGCTGGCGTCGCCAAGAGCGGTAGTGCCCTTGTCACCGGTTTTTGTATAGATTCGAGTTAGTCTAACCATGATGACCTCACGTTAAAATGCAGTTGATGTAGAAAAGCCCGGGACGCATCATCTGTGTATCCCGGGCTTTACTATAGAGTATCAAAAATACTCTTGGCTGTCAATTAGATTAGTAACCCTGCTTGACAATCTTCTTGAGCTTTTTTACTTGCTTTTGCAGCTTACGGATTTCCTGCCACTGATCGTCTTCCGAGTGGTCCTTTAGGGACTCTAGAAAGGCGTCGTTCTTTAGCTTACGCTGCTCAAGCTCATACTTCTTTTTGCTGATCCACATAAGTGTTCCTAACCGATCTCGATGATCTTTGGTTTCTTCTCGTCTGGGATGTTCTTAATAAGAACAACGGTAAGCATACCATCTTCCACGGACGCTGACTGAACTTCAAAGTATTCAGCTATGGCGAAGGTGAGCGTAAAGTCGCGAGCGGCGATGCCCTGGTAGACAACCTCGCCAGTTTCCTTCTTAGCTTTCTTCTTGCCCTCGATCTTTAGCATACCCTCGTGGACGCTAACCTCAAGCTCCTTCTTGGTGAAGCCAGCGACAGCGACTGATACCACAGTGGTATCGTCCTTGCGGTCAATGATGTCGTACGGAGGGTACGAAGGCTTTTCGTTAGCGATTTGCTTGAGCTGCTCTAGCAGCGGGAGATACCCGATACCCCAGCGATCAATACGTGGGAATAAGTCGGAAATGGTAATTACTTTTGGCTTTTCCGGAATTTTCCATTCCGGGTGCTTTGGCCACGGTTCGTGTGGCTCGTAGGGGTTTGGCGGGAACTGTCCCTTGCCCTTTTTGAAATTATCGTACTCTTCGTACGGGTTTCTACTCATAATTGTCTCCTTAGACGACAACTGTGCCCAAACGTTTTCAATAAATGAACTTTATTTTACGTTTATTGAAACTGCCCGAAGCACAGCTTATAGTTTTAAACACCCAATTGGCGTGTCTATGTCAAGGATACACTACTTAACGTGCACTAGGTCATTCAACTTGTCTAGTCTAAACCCAGACCAACTCCTGTCTCCAACCACTACTACTGGGGCAGACGTGTAGCCATTAGCCTCAATGATAGGCAAAACTTCAGGGCTAGATGTAATCATCTTTGATTCAAACTCGACGCCTTTTAGGGTTAGGAATCTTTTGGTTTGCTCGCACTGGACGCAGTTAGGGTTGCTATATACGATGACAGACATATCTCTCCTTGGTTAGTTGGAGCCCCAAGCAGGACTCGAACCCGCCACCCCGATATTACAAGTATCGTGCTCTACCAGATGAGCTATTGAGGCTAGACAACCCGGGGACCGATCTTAGTCTGCGTCCCCGGGTATTTACTGGTCTAGTTTACAGTGTTTCTACGAGACGCACAAATTTAACTGTGCTGCCTTTAAATGAAGGGTCGTCTAGATCTAATATCTCAGTAGACATACCCTTACGGAATCCTGCATGGATTATTTTTCCGTTACCGATGTAGAGTGCGGCATGGTAGTAGCTATTCGAGCCTTTATAGCCGAATAGCACGATATCGCCAACCTTTGGGTCTTTTACACCGCTGTTAAGGTGGCCCTGCTTATTAGCAGAGTGGGGGATTTCTATTCCTAGTTGTTCATACGCCCAGTAAGTTAAGCCGGAACAATCCCAGCCTCTAGGCGATGCACCAGAAAATACGTACCAAGTTTTGCCGACACGTTCTTTAATCTGGCTTACTACACCTTCTACTTTTTCAGTCATTTTCCTTAGCCTCGAATCTCTGATGAGGTTTTCTCGGAAAGCACTGCTTTTTTCTAGAAGGGTGACGGGTTCCACAACCCGTACGACGGCTACTGCACTAGCCTTTTCTGACACCCCTAAACTTCCGGAGCATCCTGTCATTACTAGTGCGATAACACCAATTGCAATGAGCTTTTTCATTTAGCGACCACCTTTCGTTTCCTTAGTACAGGTCGTTTATTGTCAAAGTGACATTGTTTCCACTATTCAGTTGTAGGATCCACCATAGCACACCTCCGGGAGGGTTTGCCAGAGCTACAACCTGTTTACAGAGAAAAATACTAGCGTATCCGAGATAATTGACTTACTCCCCTCATTTAAAAAGGATTTGATTGCAAAAACTGCGTAAATTCGCAGCATTAGTTGGAGTACTATTTGTAACTTTTTCTCCTTTATTATTTGCGTCACCCGCGTACGCCCAAACGTTAGAAGAGGCTAAAATTGCCCTATCCGCTGCAAAGCAGGAGGCACTCGACGCAACCGCTGCCCTAGAATCAGCCACATATCTATTTGCCACCTCTACCGTTACTAGGAACAATGCCCAGACTGCTTACGACCAAGCCCTAGCAGCTTGGACAGCCACAAAGGTCACGCACCCCGGCACCACATCTACAGGGAATCAAAACGTTGTACTAAACGGAACCTTTGATGACGCATCAAACTGGACAAACATTGGCATGGGGTCGAACGACACGATTCTTAACTCAAATATCGCTCGTGTCTACAATGGTGTGCTCGTTGGTTCTTACGTCTACGACTTCATCCTGCAAACAGGCAACTTCCCTTCGCCAACCAGACAGTTCACTTTTTCGTATGACATGTCTAACAACAACACCAACGACGGAGCCCGCCCACAGGTAGATGGATACCGCGTAGAGTTCCGCACATATAACGCAGCAGGTCAGCGGTTGAACTACTATGACACCCGCAACCGCGCGGATAGCTTTCCTTGGACAAACTTCACTACAACATACAACCTAACCGACGACGCAGTCCGCTGGGATATTGGATTCCGATTAATAGATAACGGATACTGGAACGGTAACTTCGCAGGAAGTATTGACAACGTTTCGCTTGTAACTCAGGTAACAACCACGTCACCAGAGACATACACATATGGCGCAGATGAGACAGCAGCTAAAGACTCGGCTTATCAGGCATTACAGTCTGCACAAGCATCTCTTGACTCAGCTATCTCGGCAAAGACCGCAGCAGAGGCAAGACTTACTGCTGCCAATGCAGAAGTTATAAGACTTACTCAGTTGGTTTATGACCTTACTCCGCGTCTAAGTGCGCCGACAAACCTTCAAGTTCAACAACTCTCTGACGGCCAAGTGCAAATTACTTGGGGCGCACCAGTTGCTGGCAACGCCGAAGTAGAACGTTACGCGGTGATCTGGTCTACTCCGCAGGGCGGTTGGGCAGTAGCCTCCACGGAAACCAGCATCACCCTACCTGCAACTACAGGTATGTTTCCGGCTGGACTAAACACTGTTTACTCGTTTAAAATTCGTGCCGACAACGACACATTGCGTGTCTATTCACCGGTGTCTACAGCAGTCGAAATATCCGTAAATGCCCCGATTGTACCTCCAACCACTCCCGCAGGAGCAACGGTTGTAACCGAGGGTTCGAGTGTCCAAATCACTGCTCCAGCAGGACAGAGAATTTCAAACATCACTGCTTGGTACGGCGATCCTGCTGACGGTTCGCGTGGCATCGATGTTTCGTCAGAACTGACTCAGTTGGTTGGCGGACAGACTTCTGCAACTATTGAGTCCTCTAATGCGTACGGAGATCCGGCAGGTGGCACAGTCAAGGTTCTCATCTTTGTAGTGAACTATGAGGATATAGTCCCTACAGCAGAAGAGATTGCCGCCGCTGAGCAAGCAGAACGAGAGCGCCTAGAACGCATTGCCGCAGAAGCCGCTGCCGCAGAAGCTGCAAGATTAGCAGAAGAAGCTCGGCTAGCTGCAGAAGAAGCAGCTCGGATTGCCGCAGAGCAAGCAGCAATTGCCGAGGCAGCCAGACTTGAAGCAGAGCGCCTTGAGCTAGAGAGAGCTGAAGAAGCAGCAAGATTAGAAGCTGAAAGAATTGCCGCAGAGGCTGCCGCCGCTGCTGAGGCGGCTCGTCTCGAAGCTGAAAGACTTGAAGCAGAACGAATTATTGCTGAACTAGAGGCAGAAGAAGCCAGAATAGAAGCTGAAAGAGTAGCCGCCGAAGAAGAAGCAGCAAGACTTGAAGCAGAGAGAGTCGAAGCGGAACGTATTGCAGCTGAAAAAGAAGCCGCTGAAGAAGCTGCCAGACTTGAGGCAGAAGCAAGAGCCCAAGCAGAAGCAGAAGCAGAAGCAGAAGAGTTAGAGCCAGAACCAACTCCAGTAGGGCCAAAAGAAGAGATAACTAAGGCCGAGGATCTTCCAGAAGTCATTAGTGCTGAACTTCTAGCGAGCATCGATCTTAGCGAAATTGTTACAGCCGACCTAACCGAAGCTCAAGCAGAAGCTCTGGTTGAAGCAGCTCTCGAAACCTTCGAGACCGCCGAGGCCGGAAGTCCGGAGTACGAACAAGCCCTTGAAGCCCTATTTGTGGCTGCTCAAGCAGACGACATTGAAGTAGACCCTGAATTAGCAGCAGTACCGGTACTTGGAGCCGCTGCGGTTGCCCTTGCCGACGCCGTTAACTTTATGGGCAACGTCGGGTCTGACATGTCTCCAGAGGTCCGAGAACTTGCTGAAAAGCAGGTAGTAGTTGCTGTAGTTGCTGTTGGAGCAGCGGTACAGGCAGCCACAGGAGCAGCCACTAGCGCAGCAGTCGCTGCTGCTAGTTCATCACCTAGTAGAAAGATAAACTAATGAAAAAGTTTTTCAATGACATGCTAGGCCAGCTATGGACCCTTTTGGGTATGTTTGTGGCCTGGATTGTGCTTGAGGGCTCGGCTAAGTCGGTAGTAGGTTGGGCCATTCTTGGTTCAATTGTTGCCTGGGTCGTTACGTTTCCCCTGCGAAACCACGACGAATAAGCGACAATAGACAGGTAGTGAAAGGAATATAATGTATAACTACCGTCTACCGTTTAAAAAAGTCGCTGATCCGTTCGGCTCGCACTCACCACAGCGTAAGGCTATGGGCCTAGGCCCTCACCGAGGCGTGGACTACAACGGCTTCAAAGCAGGTACTCCGCTACCAGCTGTTGGAGATGGCGTGATTACCCTAAACAAGTGGACTAATGTCCTTGGCTGGGTTATCGAGCTTAAGGTTGGAAAGCACTATTTCCTTTACTGCCACATGGACAAGCAGTCTCCTCTCAAGGTGGGCACCAAAGTTAAGTCTGGTGACTCCGTAGGTGGGGCTGGAACTTCGGGCAGCGCTAGTAGCGGGATCCACCTGCACTTCACTCTATCGCTAACCAGCGGCGGCGGAATTACCGGCAAGGTATACGACGCCCACACTTTCCTTCAAAAGATGATTAAGAGCGAAGCTGCTGCAGCTAAGGCTGCTGCTAAAGCTGCTGCTCCTGTAGAAGCTACCGTAGCACCTGTTACCTCTACCCCTAAAGCTTCTAAGAAGGAGACCCCACTTGCTTAAGCAACTAAAACAAATTATTATTCGCTCCATCGGTGTAGTCATGTTTGCGTTCATCCCTGGTGCTGCCGTTGGTGGTAGCTCATCAGTTGGCTGGATTGCTGGTGGACTTATTGGTGTTGCGACAGTATTCTCGTCAATCATCATCTTCTTCGGTGTTCAGCTAGCCTGGGATGCAAACATCTCAGACGCAGACATCGAAAAGGGCTTCCGTGCCGCTGTAGCCAAGCAAGCTTCTGAAAATAAAGAAGTTGCAGAAGCTGTAAAGACCTCTGCCAAGGAAACCTCAGAGCTAGACGACTTCGGTGATCTGTCTGATCTATTCGACGAAAACGACAACGTCAAGTAATACTTAAATAAAAAAGCCCCGGGTTTATAGCCTGGGGCTTTTTAGTTGCGGGGGTGGGATTTGAACCCACGATTTCCAGCTAGTCGAGCTGGCGGATTACCTAACTACCCTACCCCGCGAGCTGGCCACCCTGGATTCGAACCAGGAACCAATCGATTAACAGTCGAACGCTCTGCCGTTGAGCTAGTGGCCACTGGGTTAGCAGTTACAGGTAACTACTCGCCACACGTAAACAGTCACCATGTTGGCCATGTAGAGCCCCGCAATTACTGCAGCAGCGATTAAATAAGGCTTAAAGTCGGGAATAAAAGTCATCACTTTACTGTTTACTTTAAGTGGCTTGACTCTTATTGCAGCAAAACTTGTACCAGTTATAGTTGTCATGGGAAGGTCACCTCTCCGTCGGTGGCGAACACGAGACCGATTGAGTCTCCTGGTTGTAGATATACTTCATTAATTCCAGTCTGGGCCCAACCCCAAGCAGCCCCTATACCGAATGGCAGTGGAATTACCTGCTTATTCTTTACGATTACCGCCCAGTAGGCGTCTTCTGGTGGCATGTCTAAGCACTTTTCAGTAGAGGCGTCGGGCAAGCCATTTACGCGGCATACGATAGCATCCTTGTATTTTTCAGTGCCTTCAACCTTGTACCCAGCTACCAATAGCAAACTTAGCGCAGATGTTTTCTTCTCGATAGGTATGCACGTGGTGTTTTTTGAACTGTCGCCCAATACTCCGAAGTCTACGTAGATGGTGGCGCAGTTACGGGTAGAATCGGTTGCTGCAGTCACGCCGCTTGAGAGTAATAGAACAGAGGCTAGGATGACTAGTACTTTAGTGGTTGTTTTCATTTTGTTTTCCTTTTTAGTTGTAGCACCGCTCCTAGGAATTGAACCTAGTCTAACGGTTTTGGAGACCGTCGTGCTTCCGTAACACTTGAGCGGCTAATGCCCATCGGCTTTTAGTGGAGATGCGGGGAATTGAACCCCGGTCCGATCATTAGTGTGTTGTTCTTCTACAAGCTTAGGCAGTTTATATTTCCAGGACCGAACTGCCACATCCTGTGGTGCTTCAGTTTTACGTCTCCAGCATGGACGTGATACAAGTTGTTCTATTTATTTAAAGCCCAGATGCCCAGCTAGAACTACTGCTTTTCTGGGGGCAACTAGCTACTTATCAGGCAGCTAGAGCGAATGCGGAACGAGATTCAGCATTTATTTCTTTAGCGGTTTTAAGAGACTCCGCTATCTCTGCTTGCTTCACCAATTTACGAATGACCGTCGAAACCGATCATCCCCTAGTCATTATTTAGTTTTGGTTACAAGACGGCGCTTAGCCGCGTCAAAAACCTTTGGGGTCTTCTTGCTAGCCTTACCGTTCTTGCGATCTGAGTTTGCCCCTTTTTGAGGTGGCTTTGGGCCTCCGCCCTTACCTTTTGCCATAGTGCTTTAAATCATACACTAAAACCGGAGTTGGTCGCACGCCAGACGCTAGGAGAATGGTTTTCTTCTACTGCTTTTTTTGTCGTTTCGTCTTCGTAAAGCCTGAGCACATGCACACAGGGGTCGCCTTCGTACATCTCGTCTTCTTCTTCGCCCGTCATTGGGATGCCATCGTGTGTAGAGCACACGGCTGGGCCTACCCACGCGTTATCAAGGCCTATCTGTAGCCACTCGTCAAAAGTCATTAGTTAGGACCGCTTCCCCAGCCTCCGCCTTTAAAGCTTACGCTGATATTTCCGATTACGTGAACCATCGGAACTTTGCAGTTCTCGCACTCATATCCTGGATCGTCAGCGTGGATACTTCTAGTAACTGACCTAGACCCTTGGCACAATGGGCACTTGTACTCGTAAGTTGGCATGTTATTCCTATACCGATGTGTCTAATAGGAAACCACGTAAGGTTCCAATTGTCAAGTCCACTCCGCCATTTTTATTAATCCCTTCGCCGTCAATCACAGCGGCAGCAATAGCGTTTTTCTGCTGTAGAGCCTCAAACTGCCGTACCTCTACTGAGCCAGAGATTAAGAAATCCTGGATTACGATAGTTTTCCACTCAGAAGAAGCCCTACGAATACGGCCGTTACGCTGGGTAGCAAGGCCAGAAGACCAAGGAAGATCGTAATTGATAAGCATGTTGGCCGCCGGGAGGTCCACGCCGTAACCACCAGCGTCAGAGCTAACAATGACACGTACATTAGGATCATTATTGAGCGCATCTTTGTGCTTTTCCTTGGTTTTAGCGTCTAGTTGACCAGTGTAGGTAACGGTGATGTCTCGACCAATTTTGTCTGCAATTAAATCGACCATGTCTACATAGGAGCAAAATACCACCAATTTATTCTTATCGTCTTGTTCTAGAAAGTCTTTTACGTATGCCGAAAAAATGTCTAGTTTAGTATTAGGCATACCATCTAGCAGACCTTCGTCATCAAGCTGTGCGACGTAGGCCGAGCCCTCGCCGTTACCCTGCTGAAACTTCTTGGCGCTAACCTTCAAAAGCGCAGGAGAGCATGCGAGCATCTTTAGCGCCCCTACCTTAGACATTACTTGACCGCGCAGCTCGTCCTCTGGGCCGCCCCACGACTTCTCAAAGCCGTAATGCGCCATAATGTTGAATGACCCACCGAACAGTGTCTGCGCGTTGTCTAGGTCTAGCAATAGATCATCAGAGATGCGCTTGTATAGCCTTGCAGCCTTGCGGTCTAATGAGACGTAGACAGGGTCCTTGTGAATAGTAGAAGGCAAGAATGGAGCTACGTCAGGGTCCTTTTGAGCCTTACGAACTGAAGCCTCTTTCATGCGCTCGTGCAGAGTGGGCAAGTTACGGTAGCGGTCTACCCCGCCCCAAGCGTTGCGCACAATAAAAGTTGCGTCAAACTTATCAAACCTACCTAGCACGCTGTCGTCGACAAACTGCATAATGCTGTAGAGCTCTTCTGGCTTGCCGTTCTCTACTGGAGTTCCCGTCAAAGCAAACCGGTACTCGCAGGTAGCCAACTTCTTAGTAGCCTTGGCGCGCTTAGATCTAAATGATTTGATGGCGGTGGCTTCGTCTAGAATTACAAACCCGCGGGGCAGCTTGCTGACAAACTCCCAGTCGTTTACTACCTGCTCGTAGTTCATGATGACGTAGTCAACCCCCGTAGTCCGCCACTTCATAGCGCGGTCGTATTGACGTTTGCGTTGCTCTGGGGTTCCGTCAATAACGATTGGGTTAGAGCCATTGGTAAATTTTTTAATAGAAGCAGCCCACTGGTACTTAAGGCTAGACAGACAAATAATCAAACCGGGCTCAGTCACCTTTTGCTCGTCCATTAATCGCTCTACAGCAGCGATAGTCAAAACAGTCTTGCCAAGACCAAGGTCATAAGCAACTAGCATTTTGCCGCGCTCGCACATCTTGTCTACGGCCTCTGGCTGGTACGGTAGCAGGGTTCCTACAAAGCTCATTCGATAGCTCCTAGTCCATGCACGGAGTGCTTGGCATTGTCTAGACCAGTAAGTATTTCGCTACGGCTCATGCCGCCTACATCTTTCATCTCAGTGTGGGAGTAGTTAAAGAACCAGGCCTCAAACCCAAGCTTGATGCTAAGTTCTAACATCTTCTTAGAAGAGTTGACCCCTGACTCGTCGTTATCCAGGGCAAACACAATTTCGTCTGCTTCTCTGATTAATCCTACTTGAGTGTTAGAAATAATGGAACCATACGTTGAAACCCCGCCGGTTATACCTACAGCCTCTAGCCGTACTACGTCGAGAGGCGACTCGACCACGATCATGCGTCCACCCGTATATTGTTTAAATCCAAATAATGTAGTGGACTTTTCGACACCTTGTGGGTAGTTATTAAAATAACGTCGCTTGTAGCCCTTCTCCTGCCAACCCAGCAATTTATTTGAATACGGGTTGCGAATTGGGGTTATCCAGTTAGAGTACTTAGGGTCCCACATTAAGCCGTACTTTTGCGCAGCCTCCTGGGTAAATCCCCTGGCTTTTAGGGCACTGGCTGGGGGCAGGGTAAACAAGGCTAGTCTAGACTCACCAAGCTCGGTGACCTCTTTGAATATAGACTCTTCGGACTCTTCTTCGTCTGGAGAGCCGATCGAAATGTTATCAAACGAGAGGTACAGCCAGTCTTTGGCATCCGCATAGTCTAGGAGTCCGTTTGCATCCTTAAGCCCCTGTACCGAAGCAATTAGGGACCAAATGCTTCCCTTGAACCCGCACGAAAAGCAAATGTGTGCCCCAGTCTCAGCGTTAATCCACCAAGACGGGTGGTTGTCCTCTTTGCCGGTCATTTCTTTGTGTCCTGGACATAGGGCAAGGATCTCTGACCCGCGGATGTTTACAGGGTCAATGTTTAGGCGCTGTAGGACGCGCTCCATCTCTTCTAGTCTCATACGTCGTCGCTGTTCATCTCACGGAATAGACCTGACGCCCAATCCCACATAAGTGTAGCTTCTACGTTACCGCTGTTACGAGCAGCCATGACTTTCAGGATACGGGTGTCGTCTACGTTTTCGTCTTCACGCTCAAGGCCGAATACAACGTCAGCATCCTGTAGGAACGAGGATGAGTAACCAATCGAGTCGGTAGATACCTTGCCCTTTTTGGTTTTCCAGTTAAGGGCCTGGGTAGTAATGACTACTGGCTTGTTTGTTTTCTGCGCTAGTCGCTTTAGAGAGCGGGTGATTCCAGTAAGAGCCTGTGGAGTGTTGGACTCTCCGGTCTGCTCATCAAGCATGAGGTACACACCGTCAATAAAGATAACATCCGGCTGTAGGGTCTGTACCTTGCTGTGGATAGCTGAGGTGGTGATGCCGTGCGCCGAGTCCACCAACCAGAAGTTAGCCTCATCCTCAGACATTTTGTCTAGCGACTCTTTGTAGCGCTTCTCTTCGTCTAAGGTCAGGGCACCAGTGATTAGTCGGTTGTGTGAGACCATGGCTCGCATAGAGTCGTAGCGGTCTTGCTGCTCTCGGTTAGTCATCTCAAAGGACTGGAACATCGGGGATAGGCCCTGCTTGTGAATGTTGTTTGCAATCTGCAAAGCCAGGGTTGACTTACCAGTCTTTGGGGTAGCGACTACCACAATTAACTGGCCCTTCTGCAAGCCGTTGGTAACAGCATCGATGGTAGGGAATCCAGTAGCAACACCCAGCAAACCTGGGTTGTTCTTGCGGAAGATGTAGTCTTCCCACCGAGACTCGGTGGTCTGGATAAGGTTGACGTCAGAGGTGTTGTTAAGGCCCTCTTCTTCAAGGCGAATAAGCCCGCCCTGCATAATCATCAGCGCAGACTCGTGATCTTTATTGTTCTGAATCTCGTCTACGGCAGCACGTAGCGTGGTAGTGATTGAGTTCTTACGGCGCTTATCTAGCAGGTCGTCTAGCAGGTAGTCAATCGAGTCTGTGATTGGCTGAAGAACATACGTTGGGAAATTAGCGGTGATAACCTCGGCGCTTGGGCACTCGGCGTACTTAGAGAAGTGTGTACGCATAAAGGTCCACACACGGCGGTCCTCTTCGTCGGGGAACCACTGGTCCGCTACGTTGCGCTCAAAGAGCGGGGATAGGTCGCGTAC